TTCTCAAAATAATTTTTATATGCACAGCCCTGTGTGATCAACATTTCCAGTACTTCCGTAATCATATCAATCGTGTCTGCATCTAATTCTTTATCCGTAATTTTTGAAATTGCATTTCCAACACTTCCAGATTTCTTGGCAAGTATCTTCATTGCCTGTAAAGAAAAAGACATTGGGTAATTTTTCCCGGCCACGTTAATATATGTAAGTCTGTCCATTATTTAACCGCCTTTCCTGCCTTTTCAGCCTGTGTCTGTACTGTAGTGTTCTTGGATCCAAACACTGCAAGAATGTACTTCACTGCATCATCCTCTGTTGCCATTCCTTCTTCTGGCGAAACTTTCCACGGATGATTGTATTTATCATCGACTTGCGCGGATCTTGTAATTGTTCCGGTAATTTCCTTTGTCTGCCAGTCAATACTCTCACCTCTTGTAGTGGCTGCATCTGCAGGAATATCAAACACAACTCTCGGAAATACAACCGGAAGATAACTTGTAACGCTATCAATCTCGTGTTCCTCAATGATTCCGAATCCTTTATAAGTTGAATTCTGTGAATCGTCCAGAACAACTTCCTTAACTGTACCCTCTCCAACAGTTCTTTCAACTGTCTTTGCCCCTACAATCTTCGCAGACAACTTTGGCTCAAAATCTGAGGTCTTAAGCGTCAGATCTCCACTGGTAAATATACCTTTCGAAGATTCCTGCACCTGGTTATCCGCATACAATTCCTTTTTATCTCCGGAATTAATCTTGACACTATACTCTACTGCATGGTCTGCGATATACGGTTCTCCGTATGTTACTTGATTACCGTTTGCTGTATAATCAGCCACAATCGGCTTTGATAATCCTTTAATAGCCATTTATATCTTTACCTCCTAGTCCATCAGCTCCGTGCAGGCTTCTTCCATTTTCTTATCCATAGCCTCCACTGCTGCCTTTCTTGATTTGTTTACTGCACTTCTGATCACCGGTGTTTTCTTTCGAAAAGAGGTACCACTTTCTACTGAACGCATCAATAATGCATTTGGTAATCCTTTTGGATATTTTTTGCTTTTTGTCTGTCCATATCCGTCAAAACCGGCTTTTGTATTAATGTAATCTCCATTGTTTTCAATCGGCGCCAGACCAAATGCATCAATAAGATCTGCTTTTTGTCTCCTGGAAACACCGGTAAGCATCTTGTCTTCCGTCCCCTGTCCATTATCGACTGGTAATGATTTTAGTCCGCTTTTAATAGAATCTGCTACCACACTTGCTCCTTCATACACCGATTCTTTTATAATTTGCTCTGAATCCTTATACAGGCTCCCCAATCTTTCCGCATATTCTTCCAGTCCCTGTACCTGCATCTGAGCCATTGCCTACACCTCCCAAATCCATTCGTAATGGATATATTCTGTTTCGTCCTCATGCTGCACGGAATTAAGCTTGTATGAAATTTCATATAATTCCAAAGCCTCCTGAATCTCCTCTACTACCGGATCTGCATCGTCTTTCGTAAAATAATCAATAGTTCCTTGGATTACCTGATTCTTTTTATTGTCCGCATGCCCGGAATTGCCTTCTCCGTCTTCCGCCCAGACAATATACTTATCTTTCTTTTTCAAAGCTTCGAAGTGATAGACATCTTTTGAAACTGTCAGCAATGCATCTCGAATCCGGTATATCTTATTCCAGCTCATACTCTTCATTTATCCTTTCCAAGCTAAGTTTTGTGATTGGCAAGTTGTCCTCATTTACCATATGTTGGACAAGACTGCATCGATATTGGCAGCCATCTTCCAGAATACACACATTATTACTTGTTATACTCCTGTCTTCCCAGATATGGATTACATTTGCAATCTGTACCTGAGCCTGCAATGCTGTAAAATACCTCGTAATTCCGACCGTCTCATATCCAAAGAACTGTTCCGACCGGACTCTCAATCTAATCTTGGGTTTCATTCCAGGCTCGCTTGCATTCACTACATCACAAATCTTTACAATACCATCATCACACGTCATCAGTCTTCTCCTTCTTTGCCTTTTGAGAAATCAGAAGATTATTCAGATCCCACCGCAAGAACCTTGGCATTGCTGTATCTGTTCCGGCTCTTTTTCGGAACAGATAGGCAGCATATTCAATCTGTATCGCAGTGTATTCTGTTGTGTCTTCCTCTTTGATTCCCTCCCGGCTGATTCGTTCTTTTGCAGATTTCAAAAGAAATCTTAAATACTCATCATGTGCGTTTGTATGAATTCCGAGATCGTGTTTTAACAGAATGAGTGTTTCAACTCTTCCCATCTATGCTGCCCTCCATTTTTTTAGGCTTCTCCTGCAAATTTCGGTGCAGTAGTATCTGGAGCCTTTCCAATACCATACATAGCAAAAGCTTCACGGATAATCAGATCTCCATCATATCTTGCCGTTCCACGGAATACCGTCTGATCATTGAGGAATCTCGCATGTTCAGACTGGTCTATTTTGGTTCCCGCTCTTTCCGCAAGAATATAATTTGCAAAATATCCAAAAATAAATGTATCATCTGGAATGTAGTTCAGTTCAACAATATCTCCTCCGACAACTGGCATTGTTGACTGTGCACCTCCGGCCACGATTGCTGCTGCCGCATTCACTCCGATTGACTCTGCAAGAATTTTGGTATGTGTTTTCTTGTTCATTACCCAAACAAGGTTTCCTGTATCATAGTCGTTATCAACAATCCCAGACGTTTTCACAATATCCTGGAAAAGCTTTATGCCAGAAGTAGCTGTTCCTGTGATTACGTGCGTCTCTGATAAATTTTCCCATGTTCTTCCATTCTTCGGATAATCCTCCGGTGCTGTTTCTGCAAGGATACTTGTCACGATTCCCATCGGCATTTTTACGTTTTTTCCATACAGGATCACTTTGTCTACTGCTTTTCCAATTGACCTTCCAATTGCGTAAATTAATTCTGTAGTTAACTGCACATCGTTGTCTTCCAGAACAGCATTGGCAACAGCAAAGTAACCAGCTACTTTATACCCGTCCATTTCCATATTGTTGAATCCAAGATCTAACTCTTTTAACGGAGCAAACATTTCGTCCCAGAATGCTTCCGGAATTTCTCCCATAATATTCTGTCTTGATGTTCCTGCCACATGTTTCACTGTGACATATTTCATCAACTTCGAATTTTCCTGCACAACCTGCTTAATCAGTGGAAGCATTACATCTGGAATAATCAATCCAACATTTGCCAGTGCTCTCTTTTCTTTGATGCAGGTTCTTACTTCTGTTAAGAAGCTTTTTAGATTTTCATCTGCAAAAAATGCATCTCTTTCCTGTCTGTCCAGTCCGAAAAATCTTGTTCTTGTCGCCATTTTATTTCCTCGCTTTCTTTCTTCTCCTTTTGGAGCTGGTGCCGGTGTCTTCTCTTCCTCTGCTTTCAGTTCCTCTTCAATCCCGGCGATCTCCTGTTCTAACTCTTTTTTACTGTTCTCATGCTGCTCTTTCTCTTCCTGGAACTCTGTTGCCTGTTGCTCTACAGCCTCCCGGTCTTCGTCTGATGTCTCCTCGTTCATCTCATTGATCGCATCTTCCAGCTCTTTTTCTCTTTTCTCAAAATCAGCATCTTTATCTCTTAAATCTTTAAGAGCCTTTGTCTTTACGTCCAGCTTATTTCTAAGCAATAATTTTCTTAATGCCATTACTTCTGTTCTCCTTTCAGCTTTTCAAGCATTTTTATTTTCCAGGCATCTACCTCTCTTTTTTTGATAGATCCATAGTCTTTTTTTCGTGCACTCACTTCCGTCTCTTCATATGCGGGAAATGTACACACCGACACTTCGTAGAGGATTACTTTCTTTATGGTCCAATGGACATCATTTTCTCTTTCCTCATATTCTTCTTTCACAATATCAAATCCGAAGCTGCACTGATCCACATCTCCTCGTTTGACACGCTCATACAAATTCATGGCGTCCTGATCAGCCTCATTGATTTTCACTTCACCGTACAGACCTTTTTCATCAATCCGTAGTGTAAGTGTTCCTGACTTTGTGCGCCCCAGAACTAATCTTGTGTCATGGTCAATCAGACAGCGGATATCTGCATCTAATGTTTCGTCAAATGCATGTGGATCCACGCTTTCTGTTGCTCCGTCCCAAATTGTGTAATCTGAATTGAACACAGCAAAATACCCACAAATATATTTTTCTCCCGAATCATCTCGTGTCTGAAATGTCTGTGGAATTCCTCTGACCTGTCTTTTCCGGTTACTCACCCTTCTCCCCTCCTTCCAATTTTTTCTGATCTCCAATCATTCCCTGTGGAATATAGTTTTCCAGGATTACAAGTTCATCTAATCCTTCCAGTGGAGAATATCCAATGCTGTCACGAACTTCATTTCCTGTCACAATTCCTCTTGTATACAGATTCGCTCCCACATTACTCAGAGTTGTAATGTCATACGCATACAGACTTCTCGGATTCAGTTTCCAATACCAGTTCGGATTGACCAGTAATTTCTTTGTACATTCCTGTTCAAATACATTACTGAGCTGACGAATCCGTGTGGAAATAAAGTTGTTCCACTCTTTTTCATCAAAATTTCCAATTCCAACTACGAAAGACGGCACATCGAGAATAGATGCTACCGTCTTTTTGTCTAATGTCACTGAATCTGAAATTGCCAGATCATTAAGTGATAATGGCTTTACAACCTCTACGTCAAATGTGTCTGCCGGAATTACCCATGGTTCTCCTGCTTCCGTATTTTCAACGTAACTCTTCAAGATTTCCTTTCGACCTTCTTTATTAGATAACTCATCAGACATGGAATCTACCTTCACAATTACAGAAGGCTTCCACTTTGATTCCATAAAACCTTTTTTCGTTGTCGATGCCTGTTTGAGTCCATTTGCCACATCTTTTAATACAGCTCTGTATCCACAACCTTTCCACGGATAAGTTGCATCTGGATTAATCACAAAATGAAGAAGCTCATCCGGATCATACACTTTCCCGTCCACATAAATCTGATAACCATAACCATTCGGTATAAATGAAAATCTTCCAGGCGGAATAATATGTAAATCTTTTAAATATCCCTGCTGAGTCTCCGGATACACAACCGCGTTTCCATCTCCCTCCAGGAGAAGTCCACGCATCAATGCACTCATAAATGTCTTTCTGGTCATATACTGATTTGGATTTATATCCATTTTCCTTGACAACTCATTTTCAACTCTCTTGTCTCCATTTGCTGTATTTTCCATCAAATGTATTGTCATGCTGGATACCAGATTGCAGATCTTATTGACCGCTGAAATAATCTCCGGATTATCTGACAGTTTTGTATATCCCTGACAACATAGTGTTTCAAATGCCTCATTGGAGCATAGCCATGATAATGTTGTCTTTGGCTCTGCTCTTGTCTGCTTCTTTTTCTTCTTTCCCATTTACTTCTCCTTATTTAAACCAACTTCCCTGCTTCTGCGCTTTTTCCTGATCTATCAGCATCTGCTTACATGCAATGACATCTGCATCGAACAGGTCAATACGGTATGCTGGTTTTACTTTTTCAAATCTTACGAATTCATCAGAATCCTCAATTGCCTTTACATTCTGCAGGCAATACTCAAATGCTTTATTATGAACGTAGTAAAAGCTCTTTTTCTTTAACTTTTTCTCAATCTCCCGAAAGGCTTCCGTCTTTTCCACATATCTCTGTGACTGGTCACGCATTTTAAACCCGGCTTTCTTCGCCTTCAGGACAAACTCCCTGGAATATCTTCTATCGTAACCTATCCATTTAATCTGGAATCCCATGTCACGCATCTGTGAGAACCACCTCAGAACGTCTTCGTACTCAATTGTGTCTGAATTACAAAGTGTAAGCCAGCCTTGCTCTTCCCACCAGAAAAATGGAATCTGATCTTCTTCAGCTTTTAGATGAGCCGTCGTAATCGGAATAAATCCGTGAGAGATACAAATATCCACATCTTTGTATCTTCCATGTAACGCTCCACCAGTCAGATCATACATCTTTGACAAGTCCGCACCGCCATACCACTTGATAGGCAATTTTGCCAGTTCTTCAAGTGACCAATTATATTTTCCGTCAGACTCCTGTGCTTCAAATACATCAAAGTAAGTACTCAGTGCATTCGTATAAATATTTAAAGATTTGTTCAGAAATTCATTTCGACCGGTTGGATCGTTCTGAGCCTGTAATGCTTCGTTCAAAATATCATTCGGTCGGATTGTCACTCGGTAATTGGGATTTGCTTTCTCATGCTCAACCGGATTTGTATAATCGTCCGGATTATCTGCCATGCAGATAAAGATGAAATACTCTTCGTCTTCCTTTGTTCCTCTCATGACTTCCTGGCAATACTTCAATCTCTGATAGCAGAACGTATTCATGTCAATTCCTGCTGTCGTAATACCAATCAATAATTTGTTGATATAAGCTTTCATTGCCTGTTTGTATACATAATACTCATTGGCATTTTTATATGCATGAAGCTCGTCTAGGATAATGAAATTGGCATTCAATCCATCAGCTCTTTTCGCATCTGCAGCTAACGCCTGCATTTTCATAGCACCGACCTTTTCCCCATCTGCATCATAAAATGTCCGGCTTATTGAATGTTCCGCATTATTATTCAGTATCTTGAAGTTCTTTGCTTCTCCCATATACTCAATATTTTCACGGATATTATCAAAAGCCTCTAAAGCTCTGTCTAGCTTACTTGCGATAATATACAATACCGAATAATATTTTCTTTCTAACAAGGACATTGCCCAGGCAAGTGCCGATGCAAAAAATGTTTTACTATTTTTTCTTGGTAAAAAAATAAACGCCTCTTTAAATCGGCGTTCGTTTGTCCCTTTATAATAAAATCCGGCCAGATTGTAACAAATAAATTTCTGCCACGGTTCCAGGAGAAAAGGTTCTCCTTTTTTCGGTCCTTTTACATGCACAAATGTTGCTTCGATAATCTTGATCACAAAGTCTGCGTCTCTGGTTCGCATTTCATACTTTGGATTTTCCAAATCTCTAAAAAATCTCTTAGCAGCCAGGATTCTGTCTTCATTCGCAATGATAGTTCCATCAATTATACCCTGTGCATATGCTTTTACTTCTTCAAATAATTTTGACTTAGCCATTCATCAGAGCACCCAGAGCGGCATCCAGTTTCGAAACCTTCGGCTTCTCTTTCACCGATGTTTTTTCAAATACTCTCGGACTCAGGCACAGCATGTCCAAATATTTTGCTATGTCCACTCTTAACTTTTCAACGGTAATAACCCCCGGTGTACGCATCACGTAATCCTCATCATTCAGCATCTTTTTGATACTTTCGCGCTCGGCTAAAAGTTCTGCACAAATCCGGATTGCTTCGTTGTACTCTTCCCTGTAAGTTCCCATATTTTTCATGGCTTCCGCCAGTTTTTTTTCAAACGTAGAAGCCTTCGTTGCACGTGCCATTTTACCGCCTCCTTTCCCTGATTTTGAAAATTTTCGAAAACTGCGCATTTGGAAACACCTACCCCCAACCAGTGGAAAGCCCATAAAAATTTTAAACTTTACCTGGGGGGATTTGTTGCGCTCGTCTCGTCTTTCTCCAATCCACGCCTGGAATTGTACGCTTCTGCAACATCTTTCCAAGCTCTGTCAGCTCTCCTGTCTGCCGGTTCTCCAATTTGTTGTGACCTTTCTGTGATACACTAATCAGATTCCAATCACACCAGGCATATTGTGGATACTCATCTGCCGGATAAATATGATGAACTGTGTTCGCTTCTTCATTCCCACCATACATCTTTGCCACCTGACATTTATATCCGTCGAGTCTTAATATCTTCAATCTTTTCTTTTTCCATTTGACTCCGTGGTAATCAAACATCGCATACAAAATGGCAGCAATCAATTGACTGCTGCCATAATCTCCTTCTCTTTATTCATTGTTCACTTTCTCAATAAACTCTTTCATCATCTTCGTGAGCTGTCCCGCCGCGCTGACTCCGGCTTTCTCACAGGCTTCTGCATAAGCATCTACCACTTCTTTCTTTAACTTGTAAGACTTTGATACCCAGCCGGCTTTCTTCTGGTAACGTTCATTCCTCAATGTCTGCTTACTTGCCATGTCTCATCACCTTCACAATCCTTGGTATAACATATACCAACATATTCAGCGATGCAAGCATCAACAATATACTTCCTGCTATGGACTTCCTTGTCCCTATGAAAATAACAATTGCAGACACTAAGAACAATTCATCAAATCTTATTCTTTTCATATTTCTCCAAATGGGTTATACTTTATTTAAGAGAGAGGGCTTTTAGGCTTGCCCTTGGTCCTCTCCCCTATTTCATGTTATTTGAGAGCTGTGATTAAACTTGCCAGCCCTGTTAAGAACGTCCCAATCGCTATTAACAGTTCAATGAGTAGTTTGATTGCAGTTCTCTTTTTCTTTTGTTTCTTCTTCCCCATTTGTTTCTCACCTCCTTATGTTTATATTATATCGCATGGTGTACCATATGTCAATATAATACATAAGAAAATGTAAAATCATTTATTTTTCATACCATATATGGTATACTTTTATTGTGCGTATACTGAAAGAGGTGATTAAATGATAGCACGGATATATTCCAATTCCGGATACATATTTTAGGAATCGTGTTCATTAATGTAGCTTGCTAATTGCTACCTCATGCCTTCTTTCTAAGCTAATTTTCTCTGCCAATCCTCTTGCTTGGGTTATTCATGGACGAATACTATATGGTAACCCAAGAAAAAATATACTAGGAGGATAAAGGCATGAGAAAAATTAGCAAAATGTATTTATCTTTCTTACTCTTTATTGTAGGTACTTATGGAGAACGTATTTTTAATTATGTATACGCCATGTTAATGCGCACTCCACGCGAAATGTTCACTACTTTTTGTATGATCATTTCATCCATATTGTTAATAGTTTTTACATGTCAAGAGTAAGGCGAAAGAACCGGATTAGCTACCCGGTTCTTTTTGTTTTACTTTATACTTGAAAAAATCACTATTTTTATATTTTCTTTAATACCATTCTTCATAACAAAAGAACGGCCTGTTACCAAGCCGTTCCTTCTGGGTTTTGCATGTACCTTGTAAGGGGATTGTGAAACCATAATGAAATGTGTTTTTCACTAAGTTCATTATAACAATAACACATCTAAAATATAAATGTTATAAATCTTTCATTACCTGTGATACCCTTGCCTGAGTATACCCTAAACTTTCACCAGCTTCTTTCTGTGTCATTCCGTCCAGATACACCATTTCAAATATCTCTTTCTTCATACCTACAGGTAACTGCTCTATGTACTTCTTCACTTCTTCATTCTCCTGCTCCAATCTACCAAGATCTTCCCGCTTCTCTCTGATGCGCTCTTTTAACCTGGTTGCTTCTTTCGGCTCTTCCATTACTACTTTCACATGCTGCTCAATGTAAGGAAATTCATCACCAGACTTCGTAACCTTGCCAGGTACTACCGGAACATTGTCCAACTGCTCCACTAATTTGTCGATTGTTTTCTTGATCCCGGCTATTCTTCTTTTGTTGGATTTATATTTTTTCAACTGCTTTTTATCCATCATTATATCCCACCTGTTCCTGAATAGCTTTCATAATCTTTTCTCCGTCCAAATTACAATATGTTCCAATATCATTCCGGAAGAATCGTTCGCAATCAGCTTTACTCCATAATGCCTGTCGGTCTTTCGAATGTCTTTTCAATCGTTTTAATGCACTGCGATAATCTTCTACAGCTAACTTCACGATTGCAAATGCTAACTGCTCATAACTTTCCATGTACGCCAACGGCTTTCACCTCCTCCGCTTTATGCTGCTGTCTCCATTTTATATTTCTGGAACAACTCTGCTTTTTCTGTGTGATACCGAATCAGCTCATTGACTGCTGCCCGCTGCGCTTCTTCTACCTGATGCGAATTATAGACCTTCAGACCAACACACCACTCTTCGCCACCTTCAAATAATTTCCATTCCCAGTTAATATAGGCAATGTATGCTATCTTTTTTTCTTTCTCTACCAGGTTTATCTGATTCATGTTTTCCCGAATCCATTTCACAGCATCGCCTCCATGTCCTCTGCACGCCCTTCCCAAAGGTTTGCCTTTTCCTTGCAGTAGTCTATAATGGTCTCGACTGCTGCCATCTCTACTGGTTCTATATCCAGCTTTCCAAATCCTTCCATGGAATCCAGATAGGCATATCCACTCCCTCCTGTATACCTATAATACAATTTCCAGTTCAAGAATCTCTCGTCCCAGAGTAATATTGCAATTACTTCGTCCTCTTCTTCATCATGTAATTCAAGACGTTCGTCCGATTTAATGGTCCACATTTCTTTCTGAGCCTCCTTGCTTCAATCATCTTATTCCGGTCATCTCTGTAATAATCTGCATGAGCCTTCCGGCAGTTGTTCTTGTATTTGTTCTTATTTTCTGGAATATTGTTATTCATTACCATCATCTTCTTTCGCTATATGCAATCCATAATGCTATAAAATATAAAATACTTACAATCGAATCGCACTCTCTATCCCACTGTAGTTCTCCAAACTGCTTATACTCATACACATACCATACTGCCGTAATTGACAGTGATATAAGTGCCGCATAAATGAATCCTTTAGTCATCGTCAATCAACTCCTTCTTTGTTTTGCTACTTCAGCTCTGCTATATCCTTGAGCTGCACATTCTTGTCTCTTTTTCCGCCATTATTGAAATGAAATCCGGTATCTGTAATCTTGGTAATTTCACAACAGCCATTACCTCCACCATTGGGATATCTGATGGATACGGTATCACCGACACAGAATTTTTCACCTGTTTCCTCGCAAATAATCTTTTTCTCAACTTTATAATTCATCTGTCTCACCGCCTTATATATTTTTCAATTCCTGTTCTTTCTCATCTACCCAGTCCTCAATTACTTCCACAATTCGCTTTTGTAAATCTTTGGGAATCTCAACTTCTTTATCTCTTGCAAAATAAATATCTTTATACAAAAAGAACTGTTTCGCTTTTGTAATGATTCTAAATCTATATTTACTTACGCTTTTGTCCTTATACCTGTCACCACACCAGTTCAAGAACCACTTCACTGGTCGCAACTCTTCCTGGATTTTATCGTATTTTTTATATTGCTCTTTCGTCATCTACTCTTCCTCCCTGTACGATTCCGGTAGTGGCCTCCAGGCATTCACAAAAAAATCCATAGCTTGAATATGGTTTTTCATCATCTCCCGGATAGAACGTACCGCCCTCGTCATTTTCTTCATATCGCGCGATATCCGGCATTGTGGAGTTTTCAAATGATACCAGTATGTAGCTTTCATCCTCCGGCAACCTCTCACTGCATGGAATCCACTGAGTTTCTTTCAGTGCATGTACCCCCCATTTCAATAGCATCTACTGTTTTCTTAGACCAACCCCATTCCAAATGCTTCGTCAATCTGTCTATTGCTCGTTGATTATTCATTTATCTCAGCTCCTCCCACTAACTCAAATCTATACTTCTGTTTCACATTTGGATATTTCACATGGTCAACCTCACTCACAAACATTCCGTAAGGTCTGCTCCAAATAGCTCCGTCCTCACATTCATACACTACATAAAATTGCCCCGGTGCTTCTGTATCCTGGCTAATATGTAAAACCTTAACTATATGTCCCTTAAAATGTCTGTAGACTTGTCCGGCTATAACATTTCTGTCGTTATCTACTGGAACTTTTCTCTTGAAATATTTCTCGCAATCTGCAAGGTCACAGTTGTCGTAATTCAAAGGGCTTTCGTCGTTCCACTTTCCAATGTCAGCTTCTTCCACATGAAGATGATGCGAAAATAAATCTTCAAGCGATTCCAATTTGCCCTCAAATTTTTCTTTATCAACCACTCCATTTGCATCCACAAAATATCCACTTACTTTAAATATCTTCGCCATATTAATTCTCCTCCTCTTCTAACAGTTCTGGATTATCAAATATGATTCCTACAACTTTAAACCCAAAATTCCATGTGCAGATATTTATCTGGATACTCTGTTTCCCAGTAATAATGACCGTAATAGTCATCTTCACAGCATCCAGTCCACTGTTCGCTCCATTCTTTTCATTCATCATTTCCTTGCTCTTTGCCGGTGTGATGATCTGTAATATCGGCGCAATCCGAATCCATTCCATCCATATCAAGATGTTCTTTGCACCATGTCTCTATTTCTTCGTTAAGTTTATTTCTCTGCTCGATTTTGTCTACTATTTCTTTTGGAATTTTACTCATAGCTGTCTATCGCCTCCTTATAACTTTCAGCAAGTCTTCCACTCCCTGAATGTATCCTTCGTGGTATTTGTTAACTTCTTTTATTTGCTGATTGCATCTTCTACCAGCTTCACTCTGTAACCTGTTTGCCTGTTCTTCTATTTCGTCATATTCTTTCTTGTCCATTGTAGCCTCCTAAATCTTCGCCAATCTTTCTCCTACTACTGCCTTATCGCACACTTCCACATCACAACCTCGCTCTTTTCCGGTATGGATACAGTAATCACAACCACCTGCATCACTGTGGCGATACTGGCATGTTCTGCATTTATGACGGTCAGAGTTATCTCCGGTCATATCTGCCTCATCATGCTCTCGCTTCCGTTTTGCATGCATATATACTGTTCCATAAGGAATGCCTGTTCTTTATGCAATTTCTTTATAGCTCAATCCCTGATCTAGAAACATCCAGATTACTTCCTGTTTTTCTGCCGGAGTCATCTACTTTTCTCCTTTCTGAATCCATTTCAAAAACTCTACCAGCTCAGATTCGCTGTTTGGATATTTTGTGTAGCAATCATGTATTGTCCATTTTGTCTGACCATTTTTCCCACGTGGGACTTTTGGTCCATTAATCAAATGCAGATAGGATACATGGTCTGTATACTTGCTTTCGTATTCTTCAGCAATGAGTCTTGCTCCATTTTCAAAATCATATTTGTAGTAGGTACAGCCGATATGTTCATCTGTGTACCAGACTCCCCAGTCTCTATGATTTCTCAGCCACTCTTTTCTTTGGTCATTGTTTCGGAATATTGGCAGTTCTGGCTGTTCCGGTTCTTCCGGAGGATTCAATACCATATCCAGATCATGGATATATCCTGCCAGTGCTGCAACTAATATCTTCTGCTTCCGGATCCTGATATCATTTGGACCGAATTCTTTTTTAGCCATCTCCAGATACATCTGAGCTTTCTGATTCTCTTCCCTTGCAATATCGATATCGGTCTTCTCAGATACTTCTTCATACAACTCTGGCTCTGATGGAATATCAACGATTGCAATACCTTCCGATTGCTCCACGATAACCAGTTCATTCTCTTCCGGAATCTCCTGATAATCCTCCACAGGCTCTGTTACTTCTTCCATAATGTCCTGAGGGATTTCAATTCCCACATTTTCCTCTTTTGGAATCTTTTCATCGTGCTCATGCAATTTCTTGTAATGATTCCAGCAAGCTGCACATTCTCTCCAGCCTTGCAACTGATCCTCGTCTGATGTTCCCCAGTTCTCTCTCGGACAACTTGTCTGTCCTGGAGGACAGCTTGACTGTTCTGGTTTGCAATCTGTATTTTCCGATTGTGCGACGTCGCACACTTCCTCACTCGGCTGTTCTTCCTCATTTTTCTGCTGTGCCTCTTCTATTGCGACTACATTCCACATGGACTGTATGGCTACTGCCAGGTAGAACCAGTCGTAGTCACCCAGATAGTCACAATTTACCGAAAAAACCTGGATATAATCATCAAAGAGATTAATAAATGCTGATTTTTCTCTAATTTCAAAATAATGAGTTCTGCTTCTCCCTTCACAGAATTCCTGTCTGATCAGTATAGGACTTGTTGTCACATCCATAACTCTGTTCTGATAGTTCTCCAGGAACCAATTCTTGCGAAGTTTTATAAATCCTCTTGCAAATGCATTTAAGTATTCCCATACTTCTTCTGTCGGCTTCTGCAGTTCTACTTTTGTCTCTTCTGTCTGTTGTTCTTCCTGCTCCGGCAGAACTTCCGGAAAATCTTCCACGCTCATCTGACCGGGAAGCTGCTCTTCGGATTCCGGATCCGGTGTTCGAATCTCTCTGATTTCCCGAACTGTCATTTCCGGGGTCACTTCCTCCAACTGCTCACTGTCCAGATATAACATTTCCTGGAGCTGGCTCTTACCGAAATCCTTATAACCGCTATCCAGGAATGGGCTATATCCTCCCTGGGAGAACTTCTCATTCATCTGCATCCAGCGGATTGCTGTAGATCTCTTGATGCCGTACTGGTCTTCGGCAAATTCGTAGATACTTGCATATCCGTCTTTCCGGAAGCCTTCTGTCTCTTTGATCTGTCTGAGATAAAATCCGATTCCGATAAAGTTCTGTGTCATACCCTGCAGCTTGTTCCGGATAATCTCTTTTGCTTCCCGGTAATCAATATTCAGATACCACTCTTCCTTTTTCTCAATCTCACTCATTGTTTCCTCCTAGCATCTGTAGCTCCAATGCGTTCATGTCATAATCACGACCGGTATAATTGTTGAATTTTGACTTCTGAGGTTTCCGGCTCTTCGTTTTCTTCTCAGTATCCTCAAAACCTTTCGTTCCCCATGAAGTCGCTTTCTTTACAATAGTCAATTGCTTTCCCGGATCGCTCGTTAATGACACAAGTTCTTCTCTGAGAGCCTCCACCTGTTCCGGAATGATGGATCCATAATTATTTTCACGGACAAGCAGGTACAATTGAAAAGCCTGTTCCACTTCCGGCTGAAACGCTATATATATTTTTTTATTTACTTTACTTTCCTTTATAGGGGGCGAATCATTATCTGTACCATGCAAATGGTCATTTGTCGGTTGCGCATTTGAAAAAAGGTTGACTTTAACTAAGCCTTTGCATTCTTCGGGTTTCAAAAGCCAATATTCACTATATACAGTTTTATTCCGTCGTTCTGACAATACCGTCCAGAAACGCCGTTGGATACCTCTACTGGTAAGCACTCCCCACTCGTCAAATAACCTCTTATCAAAGAGATCCACCTGCAAGCAGTAGTCCACAGTTTCTTTCACTGTACCGGAACTGATGCCGCCGCCCATCTTCCTTGCAGTCGTTGCACAGTCGTCATAGCCCCATTCATAGAAATATCCATTTACCTTGTACGCTCTCTGACATAAAAAGAAATATATCCCGAAGCCTTTCCAGCCTTTTGCGTCCAAGAGCTTGTCTATCTTCTTGTCTCCGTCAAATATATCAACCGACCAACCAGCGTAATCTATCCCCTGTTTTGGTCGTCCTGACACTTCTTATTCTCCTTTTCTCCCTGCACTGCCCGTACAGGGAGTTATTCGTGATACAATAAAAACCTAAGGTGCTGTTACCTACGCAATCACAGTAATGTGATACTCCTTTAATTCCTCGGAAAGTTCATATTCCAGATATTCCTTGATTTTCTTCATGGTCACATTCTTCCACAGTCCGCCGTCAGCTTCGACCAGTTTGAACTGTGGTCCTCTCTCGCTGTCCTTAATGCGGAATACATAGGAACTCTCTGGCTGCTCAATCTCTGCAAATGTACGATACGGTCTGAGCTTGACCGGATTCGGCACAATCACATCTGCCAGTTCCACACCTGATTTGATGGTTGTCTTCTGAGATACGCCATCATCGGAATAATTAGCCGTTGTTCCGGATTTGATATTGCCGGCGACCCGCATGATTGTAGTCAAGTCGATGTTATCTACAAAGTTCGCCTGCAGCTCGATCAGGAAGCGCTCCTGGTCATAATAATCATCAAAACGGAACTCATTCACAATTGCGCCTGCTGCCATCAGTGTCTCTCTGTTCCTCTCGTCAATAAGTCCTGAGAACAGAAGGACCTTTGTTGGACTCACTACATGAAGAATGGAAGATTCTCTTAACTCTTCCGGCTTTCCTTTAATGTAGTCCACCAGTGCTGTTAATGCATTTACAGAAAGATTACTTGCCATCGGGAATCTGTGATATCTGGTGAGATCCTTGGTACAATACGTCTCACCATTAATCTCCAATAACTTCGGCTCCATGCTCTCTGCCTTCAGACCTGTAATATACTGTAATGCTTCTTTTAATCCTTCCACCATCTTAAGTCCTCCTTATGCTTCTCTCTTTCTAAGATCTACTACTTTGCTGCCTTTTTCCATGATTTCGCCTGTCTCTGTATCCACGGTCTTACCCTCGACCTTTACAGTTGCTTCAGGCATTTTACTTCCGATTTCTGCCACATCAATTGCTCCGCTCGTCAAATCCTGCTGAACGCCCAGTGCTGTAACAGCTCCAAGCGCCGGTGCGAGTGTTGGCTTCGAATTCACATTAGTCGTGATAAAGTTCCTCTGCTCATTTGGCTTGAACTCAATCGTGACAGTGATCTTTCGCTTGGCTTTCACATCTGTGTTCGGATCAACAACATTTCTCATGACCGCCTCAATATCTCGGTTGATCTGTCTGCTGAGTTCACCGCCCGCAAATGTTTCCAGGTTAAAGTGTCTCATTGCTTAACATACCTCCTGTGTAATTTATTAAAAACTCTGACTTTATATCAGATGTTCTTTACAATCTGTTCTTTCCGAAAGTCTGAATGAACTCCTCTCTGGTTCCATAATGTTCCTCCCAGTACCGCTGTGCCATCTGCTTGAGCTGCAGGTCTAATCCATGATTTGGATTCTCATGAACGCTGTCTTTTTCGTGCTCATGTAGATAGTATGCTATGGGAATTATGAAACCATATTGTTCAGACTTCTTTCTGTATGGTCCGTAAAATATATGGTGCCTGTGACAGCTCGGTGTCCCTGTGAAATAACAATGCGTCATGTCGTCAGTGAACACGCTCCACAGCTTTTTAGCCATTTACGACCACCTCAATGCGGACTGCTGCCATAGAATTTCTTATAATCATTGACTGACCGCCTTTCTGTTCCTATAATGAAATTGGTTGTTTTACCGAGTGCTCCAGCCTTGCCGGGCTTTTGTGAGCACTCATTTTTATTTTGCCAGAGCAAATATCTGATTCAACTGATCTGGCGTGTGAATTGTCGGTCCAGTAGTGATCCAATCAATCAAATAATGTATTTTGAAAGACCGTGAGCTGAAATTATGTTCTTCCAATGCCTTTTTAATGTTCTCCAGCTCGGACTCAAATTCTTCTTTCGTCAACAACTTCGGGATTTCACGTATTTCCTCCCATTTTATGTATCCGTTGGCTTTTCTCCACTCCTGGTACTCATCCTCAAGATCTGCATCTTCAATCTCTCTGTGAAGTCTTTGGAACTCCTCAAATTCAGTCTGATACCCGACCATGTCTCTTGACATCATTTCGACCGTATCACACTGATCTGCACATCTTCGGAACAACGCCTCTTTCGCGATATCATTCATGATTTACACCTCCTCTACCCAATCGAAATACGGCACATAATAACAAAGACTGCTGCCAGTGCCAGCATTACATCTGGAATAATTAAACTTTTGATGCAAAGAACATATCGCTCTCTTTCCAACTGATGAACCCTACGCCTGACTTTCCATGGTGCATCATTTCTCAGTACCATATTTGTTGATTTTCTTTTTCTCAAGCTTGTCCTCCTTCCTACCGCCTAAGCGGTTTTATCTTGTTCATATCCTAAATATCCTGTAGAATTACTATTTAGTTTATTGCTAATTTCAACATTTTCTTCTTCA